CTCCAACCGAAGACAAATGTAAATACTCCCATTACTAATCTAAGTTTAGGAGAGTTCAAATAAAGCGTTCTAACGGGCAGGGCAGGTGCACCATGTGTTATATAAGTTCTTACCTTTTTGTCGTTTAGAAACGGTCTGGGATATGCATACGGACCTACCACTGGTACAAATTGATATGCATAACCTGGAGTGAGTACTTCATCGAAGAAGATCTCCATTCTTGGCGTTAATCTAAACCACCATACTGGTGAGACAAAGTAAATACGATCTGCCCATTTAACTAGTTCTTTATACTTGTTAATTAAATCTGTTCTAGGCCTAGCAAAACTATCTCTATATAGATCGATAACTTCAATTTCATTTAGATAGCCATCCTCTTCTAATAGAGTTTTCTTAATCGTCTTAAATATACCGTTGTAACAGAATGATTTCTCATCTGGATGTCCAACGACTATTAAGTTCTGCATTCTTTCTTTCTTCTTACAAATTGCCATTTTATTTTAATAAATTTAAGAGCCAAGAGCTCGATTGTATTTTATCTCCTAGACCATCTACCAATTCTATTCCAAGCTCTTTACAAATTTGAGCTTCTGGTATTGAGTGGTTATTCTGGTCTCCGCCGTTTGCAAACATAAATTTACGGTGGTGTGTATTATTATTTTTAACTATATCTTCAATAGTCTTACAAACTGTTTTATCATGATCGATCGATATAAAGGCTTTATCAACTACTCTTAATGAGCTGACAATTTTTAGTCTCTCGTTTTCATCTTGGAACGCAGCAGAACCTTTCATATCCCTCTGTAGATCTGAGTTAACAATAACCCAAAGTTGGTCACCGCATTTTTTAGCATTCTCAAAATACTCAATGTGACCCTTATGGATTGGATTAAAATATCCACTAACGATTACTACTCTTTGCATTAGGGTGTATTTTCTGGTGCGGCTTGCACTTCTAGAATTTTATTGTAAGCTATTATATCATTTTCTTTTGTCCAAGCTTTCCAGTGCTCCACGTATTTCATAGCCTCGGCTTTACCGCTGCCTGGAGTTATCCCCCATTTAATAAAACGTACTGCATCTAATACGTCTTCTAAGTGTAGTGTTTTGTAAGCCTCTTCCATGGTTTGTGGCCTATCATCATAATGTTCGTGGAGTCCCATCATAAAAATTTAGTATATTTAGTTAATTCTTGTTTTCTTGCTTCTTCTAATCTCTTTGCATGATATTCTTTTGCATACTGCTCCATGATTTTACTCATTTGAGTGTAATGTGAAAATGCATCACTGTCGACAGCCAGATCTGGCCATTCGTTTTTATCTAGCCAATCCGCCGCGCTCATATAAATACTCTCCTAAATCGTCTCTACTTGTTGGTACATCATCCCATTTTGGATCGTACCAAAATGTTCTACCATTTCTATCCTTTCTCTTTGACATTTCGGCATTACCATAACACAACATAAACCGCTCCTGGATAGCTTCATCTCCAAATGGATTATCCCAATCCTTAATGCTTCCACCACCTTTAGCATACGCTAGAAGTGGAATATCACGGCATAGATCTAGTAGTTTAGGGTATCTTGCGAATTGCATGCCAGCTGGTAAGAATGGATCTACATCACCAGCTCTATAAATAATTTCTGCTCTTAGGTAATTACCAATACCATTGAAATATTTTTGGTCCATTAGCATTTCATAAAGTGGCTTCTTTAGTTTAGTCAAGTTAGTCATGACTTTATCCCAAAATGCTTTATACTCTGTTGTTGGATCTGGACCTCTATTATCAGACCAAGCTACACCCTGTTTCCACTTACCAAAACGTCTAACGTCTACAAAGGACATTGTAGTTCCGTCTTTTCTATAAAATTTCAGGTGGGCGTGTTTTGGCTCGGCACCGGTATTAGTCAGTTTAAAATGTCCGGACATACCCATCGTGATTCTCACAGGAATGTATTGGTCTGAATGTTTATCTAAAAAGTAAAGTACCATTTCTTTACCTTTAGAAACTGCTTTAATTTTAAATGTTTCAAATGGAATATTAAGGTCATCACATTTGTGGATTGGATTCTTCTCCACTCTCACGTAAGTCATACCTTCTGATACTTGATTGACGTAATCTGCTGTAAACTTGAGTTCCGCTAACTCTGGCATAATAAACTGATTTAGTTATTATAGAGAATTATCGTCACTTGTTTCAATCTTTACAGGTTCGTTCCAAGAGTCTTCCCAATAGATATAATCATTAGAACTGATAGTCGTCATATTCATCTAGATCTTGTAGTGATTTAACATTCTTGAGATTTACTCTCGGTTCTTGGTTACGTTGCTTTTTCTTTTTAAACTGCAACTTTCTCCGGCGTTCGCCTTCGTCTAGGGCCTTCTCTGGCTTGCTCGACTTTTTCATTAGAAAATTTATTTGAAATTTAGTTTTCTGTAGGAGGGGTAAATTTGGTATCTTTATACTCCCAGTTATCTCCTGCTGCTGGAGTATTAAGAGTATCTGTTGAACACCATATTGGAGGTGGTGTTGTATTAGGAGTATCGTAATATGGATTAGGAGTATACATTGGATAAGCAGGTGGGATATAGGTATCACCTTTAAGAAGTACTACTGCTTCTTCTGCAGTAATTTGCTTTTCGTCTAATAGTCTTTGTACAATGCTTGCCTTTGTCATATAATTTATATATTATCCGTAATTTTTGTTTCTATCTCTATAATTAATTTATTTAGATCTTCTCTACTCTGCCACCCTATTACTTGATCTGCACCTTCAACAAATTTTTCTGTTATGAAATCTCCACTTGTATTTAAAATTGCTATTTCAAATAAATTATATTCATTAGGACTTCTTAAAGATAATTTAGGCTCACAGTAAAAGTGAGGTCCACATACTACTGATAATTTAGTACCATCGTCAAAAGACATGATACCAGCCCATGCAGAACCCAATGGATGTTGTTTAAATGTTATATCATCAAATGTACTCATAATTTAATTTTGCGGAGAAGGAGGGATTCGAACCCCCGGTACCTTGCAGTACGCTGGTTTTCAAGACCAGTGCATTCGACCACTCTGCCACTTCTCCTGTTTTTATAGTAGAGGGCCTGCGCTACATGAATAGATAGCAGCTTTCATTCTCTGCTCTTCTAACCATTTCATATAGGTCCAAATTTGTTTTAATCTTTTCATATTAATTATCTAATTGATAATCAGCAGGTGGTAATTCATCTAATAGACTACCTGGTGCTTTTTCTTCATACTTAGCATATTCATATTCACCTTTAATAAATTCATTAAGTGCCTTGCCTTGAGAATCTGCCATATTAAATTTATCCCATGTATGTGAATCAACTGCTTCATAGACATAAGTTGCCCATTTAAAATTAATGGTTAGTGTTTTATCTGCAAAGTTATATGTTGCAGAATCAATAGTTGAACTCTTATACCGGGATGTTGTGCTAATTACCATAAAATAGAATTTATGAGTTATACTAAAATATCGATAAAAGTTTCTAGATTAACTAAAGAACCCAGAGCCAGATTTCTTAACTTTAATACCTTGGCTAACAAGCGTAGATTGTAGTTTATTAATTGCAGCAACAACTTGTGTATTATCTCCGCCAGAAGATCTACTTGATGAACCACCGCCTGTAATTTTCTTAATAGCTCCAGAAATTACTCCTCCAGTTTCAACTTGAGCTGCAGCACCTTCTTCTACACTACCTTTAAATTCTGCTAACATGTCTGCTAGATTCTGTAACGCCGCCTCAAGTGATTCTCCCATTTGTGCTAATATATCTGAAGGCTCGCCACCTTCTGACAATACACCTAGTGCTTCAAATAAAGTTCTAAGTTCAGTTACTTTAGCAAGATCCATTGAGTTAATTGATTCAGCAATTGCAGGCATACTTTCTGAAGTCTTAACCATAGTTCCGCCAATTGTTGCCCATAACGTAGCCTGTTTAGCATAGCCCTCTGCTCTAGCTCCTTCATCAACAGGTCCTAATAACGCGCCGAAGAATTGATTACCTACTTCTGGGTTGTAACCATTAATTGCTGTAATAACACCAGGGACAGAATTGCCCATTTTCTCAAAAGTATTTCCAATGGCAGCAATCATCCATCTTTGTTCTTTAATAGCTTGTGGATCTGCTCCCTCGCCTACATTAGTAAATACTCCAATAATATCTGCCATTTTACCAGCAAACGCTTTAGAGTCCATATTACCTACTATTTCAATAATGGTTTTTACGGATTCACCTAATTTCTTATATGGTTCGCCAATCATACTAACAATTTCAATACCCTTTTCAAAAGTGGTTTCGCCTCCCCACCATGATGATGTTTGAGCCTTGCCACCACCAATTGCCATAAGAGTATCTGTTAGAGCCTCGATTAACATTTGAGTATTGGTTTTTATCTTATCTTTTAGACCTTCTGCATTTCCAATAGTCTGATAACCAGTAATTTTACCGTCTTTATCGTAAATAGGGAACTTTAACTTGGCCATAGCTTCTACACCCTTCGCTAGGTTTAATAGAGGCTCACCAATACCCGTTACAATTGCAATACCTTTTTCAATAGTGGATTTACCACCCCACCATGAACCATTCTGCGCGTTTGGATTACTTCCAATTTCCTGGAATGTACCTGTAAGTGAACCAACTAACATTTGAGTATTGTCAGCAACTGCTTTAGCATCGTCTACGTTAAATTGTCTATAACCTGTAGCTTTACCCTCTTTATCAAAACCAGTTGGGAATTTAAGCAATGCCATATCTTGTACACCGCCTGCAATATTACTTAGGGCTTGTCCCATGTTCATTACAGATTTAATACCCATTTGAACAGCACCGCCACCTGATAAGAAGCCTAATAGACCGCCTGAACTTGGTTTACCAAAATCAACCGTTATTGGATTACCATCCGGGCCTAGAATTTCTTGTTCACCACCCATTCCAATCTTAGCGAAAGGAACTGCAAGTGAACCAACCATCATCATTGTATTAGTAATTACTTTCTTGAATGCATCACCACCAATAGTCTCAAATGATGTTGGGTTACCTTCTTTATCAAAAGCAGTTGGGAATTTAAGGTTGGCCATAGCCTGAACACCTTTAGCAATACCTGTAAGTGCCTTACCCATATTTAGAGTTGATGCAACACCTACTGCAACTGTATTCTTTTTACCTAAGCCAAATAAGCCGCCACCGCCACCTCCAAATTTAACTTTAGTAATTGTGCCGTCTGCGCCTAGAACTTCCATCTCTTCACCAGCACCAATTTTATGGAATGGTACTGCTAATGTACCTAACATTAACGAGATATTTTTACCTAGTTCTGGTAAATCAAGCCCCTCATTCTGTAGTTTAGCAAATCTTTTAAGACCAAGACCAACTGTCATTAAAGCAACACCTGCTGCAACCATTGCGCCTGAACCTAATAAGATACCTGCTGCTGTCCATGGCCACATAACAAATGCTTCACCAATTGCTTTAAAGACGGGTACTAAACCAGTCTTTTCATCGGTTAGTTTATCAATATTACCACCAGATAAAACTTTAGATATAACAGCAATACCCGCTCCTACTGCTAGTAAAGCAACACCTGCAACTATCATTGCTCCAGCCCCTAATGCAATAAACGCTGGAATTGGTCCTGCTCCTGCAATACCAAAGACTATACCTAGACCGCCAATTAGGGCCATTGTAGCTCCAATCATTGGTAGTGGATCCGGACCTAATGCTGCTGTAATAATTTTAAAACCTATTCCTATAACTATTAAGGATGCTCCGACAAGTATCATAGCGATAGCTCCTTTCTTAATAAATTGTTCACCAAGGCCAATTAATGCAAATCCAGCTGCTAATAGACCTATTACTAAGAGTGCTCCTAAACTTTTAGCAGCCTCTTCACCAGTAATATTGCCAATTATTTTACCAAAGAATAGGAGTGAAAGACCTAATACGATAATGGATAAAGAAACCCATAATAATGATTTTGCTCCGTTTTCAATATAATCTCCAGCAATGCCGACTAGTGCAAACGCAAGTCCAATTGCAATTACAGTACCCACAACCATTAATACGGTAGTAATGTCTGGCATAAGTACTTGGAATAGAGCTAAAGAAACACCTAATGCTAAAATTGATAGACCAGCAAACATAAGCCCTTTACCGGCTTTTTCCATGTTATCTATAACACCAAACTCTTCTAATACATAAAATGCTAATGCAATTGCACCAATTACAAATATTGATAAGATAGCACCTTTAATCGCAGGACCTGCAATTATACTAACTAGTGCAAATGTAAGTGATAATGCTAATAGGCCTAATGCAACGTCTAGGACGGCAGTACCCATGGATTTCATTTTATCTAATACTTTATCTGGAATTGCGTATGCAATTAATGCAATAGTACCTATTAATAAAACACTTACTAAAGCTCCCTCGAGTGCGGATTTTGAAATTAAAGTAACTAATGCTAAGGTAGCTGCTAATATCAGTATTGATTTACCGACATCTCCCATCATTTTAACCTTCTCTAGCTTTTCTTGATCTAAATTCTTAGTACCAAAATTAATACCTGCTATAAGTGCCCTTAATGTAAGTGCTATGAGTGGAGTACCTAATACTGCCACCATTAATAATGGGGTGGCTAATACCATATATCCAGCAAACTTTAGTATTGATTTACCGACATCTCCTAGTAGAGTAATACCTGCTGCTAAGCCTTCCATTTTGGCTTTAACATCTTCTCCAGTATCTTCTAGATTATTTACAGCGTCTACAACAAATTGCAAACCTTTACCAAGAGGTTCCATGGAAGGTGCTAGTATTGCAATTGCCATGGCATTCCCTAGACCTCCGCCTACGCTCTTACCCTTTCCGTCTCTAATGTCTTCAATGGCAGTGGCCATAGCGTCCATTCTATCATAGAATTCGCCACCTACTGCTAATGATACTGCAGTATTTTCAGTATTAACTGCTATTTGACCTAGAACATTGCCCTGGCTACCTAACTTGTCGAAGGCGCCAGCTAATGATTTCATGAAATTTTGAGCCATGTATAAGTACCGCTGATTATTTTTTAGTATATAGGAACACCACTGTAAAAAGTGGTGCTCCTTATTACTATATTATATATCTCTACAACTTCGGCATCTTAATAGATGGAGTCTTGAGAGATGGGGTGCTTGGCATCTTAGGCGGTTTATATTGAGATCTCATTGATGACATCTGACTCGCCTGTTGTTCTTGTTGCTCCCCTTGCTGTTTATTCTTATTCTTGATGTATTCCGAAAGATTCTTAACGTAGTACCAAAATTCGTAGTAATACATATTTTCAATCTCGCTCGGTTGCATCCTAAGATGAATACCCAGGTAGAACTTTGTCTTAAAGTAGTTCTCCAGCGAGATCTGAAATAATGAAAAGACTTTTGATGCCACCTGGGAACTCAAGAGGGGCTTTCACCAACTCTCCTTCAAAGGTAGTTTCTAGTGTAGTAGATACACCAATTTTCATTCTTTCAGCCAATCTATAGATTACCATGAACTTTTTCTCATCCCATGCTTTATAGTCAACTTCGTGTTGGAAAATCTTACTTAAACCTAAAGTTCTCCAATCTGGTTGCATATAAGGCAATACCTGAATAAATGCTCTATCAAAATCTTGATCTTTTTCTTGTCTATCTTTAAGATATGAAGTAATCTCTTGCATAACACCAATTGTAGGTGGTTTCATTCTAACTTCACCAGCAGAACGTGTTTTGATTACATAAGTTCTTTCTTTTTCAGAATAATATCTTTCGATTTCTTCATCAATTTCACTTGGAACTAAATTCTTAACAGCTAATTCAACGTCAACTTGTTTTTTAGTTTTTTCAGTTTTACCCTTTAAGACTAATTTATTCTCAGGTTCTGGAAATGTTAAATCTCTGACACTTAATAGAACTACAATTCTATCCTCTTCTAAAAGATCTTTCCAAGAAAGTCTTTTCTTATTTGCAGACATTTGCATACAAGTTTCAATAATAGAATTTAACTTTTCTTCCATATCAATATAGTTATTTTCATCCATTGTAGAAAAGTGTCTAATCTCAGCTGCTTTTGCAGATCTAATTTTAATTACACTATCTTTAGGATAAAATTTACCCATTGATGGTAAAGTCTCTTGGTCTAATATGTGCCATCCTAATGCAGAATCAGATGATTGTGCTTTGTCTGGTCCAAAATCTGACATATTAACCCTTCCTAATCCACTAGAATCAACTGCAGCTTCAATACCAGCAGCATCACTATTTGTAGATTCGACATTAGCTTTATTAATATTATCTTTAGCTTCTAAAGCTTTTGCCATTTTTTGCTCTTCAGGAGTCATTTTGTTTTTGTCTTCGCTCATTTTTATTTGCTTTTTAAGTTTTTAAGATTTTGTTTAATGTAGGATCTTTGCTCTACATCTCTTCTACTAAGTTCTTCCTGTATTAAATTACGGATAAACGCACTGACGGATATTGGTCTAATTTCACGATCTAGAGCCTCATTCAAGATGACTCTATTGACTTCGCGAACTTCGTCCTCTGTCAGTAGAACCTGTAGTTTTTTTGTTAGTTTATCACTCATAATCTCTTATTATTAGGATATTATATTATGTTTTTTAAGTTTAAAAAAAGAAGGAATTCGTAGAATCCCTTCTTTTATTAGTTTCTAAATTAAATTTAATTCAATTCTTCTGAGTAAGTATCACACTTCCATGTTACTTCTAATGCTTGTGCATCAGCAGTCTCATAGTTAAGTTCTGCTACTAGGTTAACACCTGATGTAATGAAACAATCATCTAATGTGATTTTTCTGTAGATGTCACCTTCTCTGTTGAACTGAACAACAACGATTGTACCAACATAATTCTTTTTAAGACCCATTTCGCCAGTTTCCGGATTGTAAGCCGCTCTGTACCATTGTCTCATTGATTTATATAAGTACGCTTGGTTTGAATCGTTCAGGTTTAACGTAAAGTTGATTGTAATGTCAACAGCAGTTTGTCCAGGCATACCTGCGTATGATCTGTCAGCAAACTTATACTTTTGACCGATTGCATCAACAGCCGGAGCTAATGCGTCTAAACCAGAGATTGAATTAACGTGTTGTAAAAATAACTCCTGTCCTGCAACACCTGCTGGAGGTAATAATGTCACCTCAAATAGGTTAGCTTGTACTGGTTCGAAATTTCTACCCTTCTTGCTAGTTTGGTCCTCTGAATAATGTGGTAAAGCCATATCTTAATTTTCTATTTTATTTATATATCTTTGTTTTCTTATGCAAAGTTACCTGTTGCAATTTCACCTGTATTTAGTACAGTTACTCTCGATACTAGAATCTCAAGACCTTTAACTGGTTCTACGAATGTATCTAAAATACCCATGTTGTTATCAATAACATCTGTTGTGTTATTTGATGTGTCCATGATATTCTTATAGTCGTATACACCACCATCTTTTTTCACTGATTCCATGAAGTTATCAGCTAAAGTTTTGATCTCTAATCTAGTTTGAGCACTGTTGAACTCAAATAGGTAGTTTTTAAGAATTTCAGCTAAACCATCTTCAATATAGATAAGAACTTCTCTTACGTGTGCTGAAGATAAAGCTGATTGAATTCCTTGTTGTGCAGTTTTATTACCTTTGATTGTTAAACCAACGCCTCTTTCAAATACGATTGGGTTGTAACCAAATGGCTCAAGTACGTCTCTGTCATTCTTGTCGAATGCAAATTCTAGAGACTGAACACCTGTTCCACCTACAACACCTCTTCTTGGGCCTGCGATGATTGACCATGGTAATGCATCTAAATATTTATCGATATAGTTGTTAGATACGTAAGCTGCTGGTGGAATAACTTTAGTTCTACCGTTCTCAATTACATTAAGACCAGGACCGTAGTAGAATGCGTAGTTTGCACCTTCGTTGATCGATGGTAATGTGTATAATTGAGTTGGGTTATTTTCTAAGTTACCTCCAGTTGCTACGTGATTTACACTAAATCCATAAGGAGCGGTTGAATCTTTGAAAGAAGGATTAGTTGATGCTTTAAATTCTTTCACCATTGGTGCATTAAGAATTGCTGAAGCATTTTGTCTTTCCTTACATAGGAATGATAATTCTTCTTTATTTAAGATACCACCGTTTTCTAATGAACCGAATGTATCAACAACATATCTGAATGTAATGTTATCTTTATCTACTAAAGCGTTACCTAAACCAGTACCTGGCTTAATTGCTGTTAGTAATTCTGCAATAGATTTTGTAGTTTGAGTTGCTCCTTCTAATGGGAATGTCTTATAGAATCCACCTGCATCCTCGTATCTCTTAAGAGCATATTCTGGTCTTGAAGATACTGGTCTATGAGTTTCAAATCTATAGTAAGTTGAACCATTTTCAACAGATCTCTTAATTGACTTAATTCTAGATAGTTTACCATCATCACCAGGTACATACATACCTACTTTAATTGGTTGGTTACCATTAGAATCTACTGGGAAGTAAACATCACCTGTTTTAGAGAAGTTAAATCTTCCAGCTTCAGCACCACCAAAATCCCAGCCGTCACCAGCTAATGTTGGGAACATTACTGTTCTTGCATTAGGCTGTAAAGACCATGATTTGAATTGGCTAGATACTGCTCTCTGCTTAACTCCTAATGAAGTTAAGTTTGCACCAGCATAATCTGCACTAAATCCAACAGAACCTGAAGGAGATACTGTAGTAATACCTGTTCCTCCGTCTACTGTTACATCATTAATTGCAACATATTCTCCAGCGTTTTCTGATAATAAGAAGTAGTTTCCACCACTCTGTAAGTTACCATAAGCATAAGGAGCTTCAGATAAAATTAAGTTACCGTTAGCATCTACTGTAATAGTAATTCCATTTTGCCATGTTGCAGCATTTGCATCAGAGAATTTCTCGTAAGATTTAGAAATTGGTCCGTTAGCTTCGATAATAATACCTTCGTTAACATTAATTGGAGTAATTCCTGTAATTTTTACATATTCTCCATTAACTGAAGCATTTAAGTACTTTTCGTTATTAAGATCAGCTGCAAAAGTATTAGCATCTAAACCTGTTCCTGTAATAGTCATTACAGAACCATCAACAGCAACAATACCTGAAACTGTAGTAAAGTCTAATTCAACATTAGATTTCTCTTGATTAACTTTATGTGATAAAACTTCGTAATCTTGACGAATATCAAAGTTATTACCGATTAGATCGATTTGTGGAAGTGCATCTTCTTGTACAGCACAGAATAAACCTGTTCTTCTAGCCTCTAAGTTAATTAGAGTTTCAATGTACATTTGATTACCTTCAGCATCAATAAATTCAGGGATTAAAGATAATCCGTTATATTGTGCTAAAAGAGTTACTTCTCTTAAACCTGCAAACTTAGCAAATTCTGATTTGATTAAACCGTCTGCGTCAAAATAGTTTCCGTAGTTAGGGTCGTTATTTAATTCTTGTGCATCAAACTTACCTTTGAATACAAATACATCTACCATATAGTCTGAGATATATTCATCAGCGTCGATACCTTCTGGAATACCAGTTTCACCATACCATTCTCTTGCTGTTAATTCAAAACCTCTAGTATCTGCAGCTTGTCTAATGATAACTGTAATAGGATCTTGTTTGATATTAACAAATGAAATTGCGTGGTTTGTGTCTTCTGCAGATGCAACTAATAATTTTTCATCGTTAGGTACCCAGAACTTATCTGTATCAAATACATCTGTAAATTTCTTAGAAGATGCGTTTGAAGCTTGAAGTGTATTAGCTGATAAACCTTCTTGAGATGAGTTAGTTGCTGGAGAGAAAATTGATACTCTGTCAGCAGCATCATCTGAAGTTAAGTTTAATGCTAAAATCGGACCTCTAGATAGAGCCTCGATAGCTGATCTGTGGAAATACATTCCTTTCTTTTCTAATGACTTATCTACGCCACCGAAAACTTGTTTGAATTGTTCAACATCTTCTACTAGAACTGGAGTGTTGTATGGACCTTTTTTAGATCTACCTACAACTAACCTGATAGTCTCAGCAGGAATGTTCACGGTTTGTGATTTGTCAAACTCTAGACGATATACGCCTGAGCTTTTGAACTGTAGTAATTGAGGACTTAATGCCATAATTGTTCGTTATTATTTTTTATTCTTTTATTATATATCCCTGTCTTTCTGCAAATTTATTTAAGCAGGTCATAAATATCAAATTGTAAATCTCCTTGTTGGTCACTATCTTTAAATAGTATAGCTTCCATCTTATCGTGAAGATCCGGGTCAATGAAATCTAAGAGCTCCTCTACGAAATCTGCGTAATCCGTTGTATTAAAAAATTCTGTTGCAGTAATGCAAGTCATTATCACATCGTCGTTGCCCATTTGGGCTCCATAACTTCCATTTGGTAAAGTACCAAAAAGACTAGCTTCCGTCACTGTAACTTCATCTGTTAAATCTAATCTATTTATCTTATACAATTTCGCAAAGTTCTGGCAAAAGATAGCTTTATTGTCAGATTTTAGTTTAATACCTGGTTTTAATGATTTCCCATCATGTCGATGTTTAAATTTAACTACCATTTCATCATCGAAATCATTTCTTTGTGGAAATATACTTCTTAGGTATTGGAATAGTACTGTACCATAAGTATTATACTCAACAATCATCTTCACATTCTCTGAATAGAATATATCGACCGATAGAGTATATAGTACTTTTGCGAAATCTTCAATTACATGTTCATTTGATCTAAATCTACAGACTTGTGTAAATTTAAAAAAATCGTACATTGCACCAGGGTTAACCACATTCTTAATTTCTTCATAATTCATTGGATCGACCTGGAATACATTAATTACCGATGAGTCACCACCATTACCTTCTGCAATATCTACTGAGAATACCCAAAAGTTTTCTGGGTCTCTACAAGTATCAATATCAAAGTCTGGATCCCACTCTAAGAAACCTTTTGTATCAATTGAAATATAATCAAATTCATCAAAGTCATGATAAACATAGGGCTTCATTCTCTTTCTCATCTTCTTCATATCGACTGGGTCTAATAGGAGGTTAGATGAGCTGACGAACTCATTTCCATATTGTTTATTAAATGCTTCAATTGAACCTAAGTTCGCTAATTCTCTTTCATACCAAGCCTCATCTCTATCTGGGTGTTGCCACCAGTCAATTCTTGTCCCTAAGTATTCATTATCACCACGTTCTGCCGCAGCATAGATTTGATAGAACTTATTAAATCCATTTGGCGTAGATGTAATTGTTATTCTTGAGACTTTCGACGAGGACAACGTAGGATATACGTTCTCATAGAAAGAGTCTGCTATCGATGGATGGACGTGGGCAAACTCATCTAGGTATAGATTATGGATTGTAAAACCAATACCGGATTTTGCTGTGGTTGATTGTCCTATTAGTCGACAACCATTATCACATCTTACATTCATCACATCATATTTAATAATACCAGGTTTCATAAAGAACGGTAAGTTCTCAATTACTGTTTTGGCTTTATCAATAATTTCTTTTGTTGAATCAGATTTGTTGGCAAGTAACAGAGTGTTCTTATCCATATTAAATGTCAAGTACCATGCATTGAAAATAGATGCGGTTACTGTTTTACCCATCTGACGAGATGCTAACACAATATTAAATCTATCATTCTGAAAATTCTTCAACATGGTCTTCTGATAATCTCTCAGCTTTACCTGTTGAATACCTTCATCTGTCATTACTACTGCATACTTCTCTGCAAAATAGACAATATCTTTGGCACATCTAGCTAACTCTTGAATTTCCTCATCAGTATATTCAAATACAATATTACCCTTCTTTAGAAATTGTCTACCCTCGTAGAATGGTAACTTAATCTTAGGGCGATAACCCTGGTCCATAGCAACCAACAAGTCGTTGATTTGCCTGGTAGACCAGACAATTCTCTCCGAGGCTGCCTGTGGCCCTTCCTCTTTGGGAATCCATTTATTATCTCCTATTCCGTCTGACATTTATTATTCTTCTGTTGGTTCAACATCCTCAATATCCTCTTCAGCAGCACCATGTATACCTGCTTGAATTGCAGCCATTAAGTCTTTAGTACCCCTTTGGATATTTTTATTACCAGTGTCTCCACCAGCACCTTCGATTTCAGATTGATTTGCTCTTTGCTGATATATCTCAATATCTCTAGCAATTCTTTTTGTACCCTCTTCTGCTGCCATTAAATACATGGTCTGAGATTTAATAATATCTAACATTGACTTCTGTAGAGTTGCAAGAACTTCAAACATTCTTGGTGCTAATTCACCAGAGTCAATTGTTTCTAATAGAGTAGTTAAGGCTTTTTCACCAGCCTGTAATTGATAAATTAGAGAAGACATCGTCATCTCATCCATTTGCTTTTTAGCCTTAATATATTCGTCCTTTTCAATAATATCTGCATCGAGATAAAATTTCATAAGAGACGTAATAGTTTTCTGAGCCTTTTTACTAGCTCCAGCTTTTAGCTCTGTATAATTTACCATCGGAGCTAACGCCGTTGGTTTAGCCTGAATAGGCAGGTCTTTAGGATCGTTTTCAACATCAAGAGGAGAGTCTCCAATTAATGCATCTAATTCTTGCCTAATATCATCTGCTTGTTCGGCTATTGTTTTTTTCTTTTCACTCATAATATGATATTATATTCTATATATCTAGAAAATAATGTAACAAATTTTGTCTATTATTGTTACCTGCTTTGATTATACTTTCTTAATTGAATAGAAGGGATTGCATTATCGATAATCTGAGTTAATCTATTATCTCTAACGATATATTGTTGTAAAATATTCTTATGCTGATCTTTTCCTACGATTTTTGTATATAGCCTAATATTAGTCATTGCTAATTTACCAGGCATTAGGGACCATTTTTTTGGAGTTACCCAACCAGCAGGTGAAGTTAGATCTACAGTTTGATCCATTACTTCTGTCATAGTATCAGATACTGACATCTGAGTTAATGTATTACTCTTGTTATTTAACTTGTAAACATAAGCGCCAGTACTGGTAAATGAATTATTTAGATTGTAAACTATTCCATACCAATTATCATTTACTATATTATCTGTAAATGGATATGAAAATACATTGTCATTAATATATGCTTTAACTGATGTTTCATTAACAGTTAATTTAAGTCCTTTTTGATTTTCAAATCCATCAAATAAAACTTGTTCTGCAGACCCAGTAGTTAAATTAGGTTTAAACCATGCAGAGAATGCTAAGTTATCTGATGTTTGTAATTGAGAATATTTATTATAGACTAGACATTCAATACCTAAATCTTTTACAGAGTTTAAATCATAGTGATTTTTAGAAATAATAGTCCATTTATTTCTAATATCTTTATCAGAAATTACAAGGCCATTATGAATTCTATCTCTAATTCCATCGCCTACTTCAGAAAATACTGTTTGATATTGTTCTGGTTTTGTAGATTGTCTATATTCTCCCTGGATTTCTTCTCCAAGTACTTCTTCCACGCCAGTAAATAATTGATCCATTTCTTGGTCAATTGCTTGGCCTACTACATCATCGCCGACAATACTAGAAGTTCTCTCTTCATATTTTTTCAACATAACTCTCCAATAAGTCATGTTCTGATTAAATTCATCAGCAAAACTTACAGAAGATACTTCATACATTCTATTCATTCTAGGAATATACATATAGTCTCTAGGTCTTGGGTGAATACCCTCTCCAAACGCTGATTCCATTTGACCTTTCGTGATATGAATTTCAAAATCTTCAAAGCCCATACCAAAAATATCATACGTGAACTCTCTAGTTGGCATCTCATTATCTGGTACCACAACTTTTAATTCACCTTGTGCTGCTACATTATATAGTGAGTATTCCATTAAGATTACATCTCTAGATCTATTATCTGGTTCTACTCTAAAATATTTTACTGGGTGACCCCACATATTAGCCGATAATTCGCTAATTTCTTCATAGATAGCAGTCGGCTTATTTAAGCTATACGGATCGTAAATAGGATCTGAACAATCCACTACAATGTTTGTACACCCCGCAATATAAGGGTCGTTACAATCTGTACAAATTTGTGGACAAGATTCTATAGTTCCCTGTTCAGTTTCTAATTCAAATGTAACTGATAAAAGACTTAAACTATGAAGACTAGATAATCTATATGCTTCTAATCTTACATCAATCCAAAGTGGTTTTGTAGGGTCAAATTCAATACCCATTAAATCTCTTGGGCCGATACCCATTGTAAGTGGTCTTAGCTCTGACATTTGGCCACCATCAGATGATATATCATCTTGAGACCATCTAAAATCATAAGTAAAATAATTATCATTAT